TTTTGGATGGAAGCTAGGCTATGCGATAGATGTTCTCATGGGTAAATGTGACGTTATTGTGTGGGAGGCTTGGGGTGAGGGCATGGAAGGACAAGACCGCCAATTACTAAACCCTGAACCCGATAAAGAGGTGAAGTTATGATTAAGCGTTTTATATTTTGGATATACAATATGTGCGAAGACCAGCTGGAGCTTGTTGGAAAGCGTGATTGTATTTGCGGGAAAAGAAACTACAGGACACATAAGCATTATTCAGTCATTTACTGTATTCACTGTGGATTAGCTTATGAGATTATCGGTGTAAGAGATCCAATAGCTGTATGGGCTTTGACTGAGGGAGATACAAACCAGGATGAGCATGCAGCAATTGACGCAAACACGTCCAGCAGCTAGTATTAAATAACCTCTTAACTCCGAGTATTGGAGCACCCCTTGAGCGAGGGGTTTTTGTAAATATGACGGGAATCGTAGAAGTAGACATGCATTTACCGTATGGTGATTCATACCATGGCCAGCAAACTCTTGTAAATAGGCCTGAAATCATCATAGTGCACGCCATGGCTGAATTTATCAGAGACACTGATGATAAGGTCTATCACGCCGTTGACTGGCTTGATGAGTTAAAATTATCAGCACACCTCCTGGTGGCCCCGGACGGTGTGGAATACCGATGCCGGGAGGATAACGAGGTTGCATGGCACGCGATGGGCCACAACTATGACACTCTCGGCATCGAATTCCTTGTGAGTGGTATCCATAGGCGCCATTCATTCCATCAGGCCATAAGGAATGATTATGTAACGGAGCTTCAATATAACACCGGAGTGCATGCAGTTAAAAACTGGACAAGCATTCATTCAATTCGTGATATCAAAAGGCACAGTGATATCGATTCAAGCAGGAAGCAGGACCCGGGCATCGGTTTCCCCTGGGAGCAGTTCTTAAGTGATGTACGAGGAGAGCAACATGCCTCATGAAGTAATTTTATCTATTATTCCGCAGAATGAATGGTCAGCGGCTGTCTATATAATCCTGCTAACCGTGGGCATTGTTCATACTGTCAAATTTATCTTGAAGACATTCTTTAGCTTTACAAGTTCGCGGCGCAAAAAGATTCTGCGTGGAGCGGCATTGTTGATCAGTGCAATCTTAGCCTATGCAATGTGGCCAGATAAGGCTGTTGCTCCATGGTGGGCGGTATGCTTTGCTCTTGGTCCAGCTTCTAATTTGTTATTCTCACTCGGTATGAAGCCGGTTGAGGCGTTTTTCCCGAGTGTAGCTGCAGTGCTCAATTTTGATAAGACGAAAAGAATGAAAAAATAGCCATGCTTACAGATGATGAATGGTTCTGGGCCAAGTTTATCCTTTCGTATCTAGGAATATGTGTTCTACTTGTCTGGGCTATTATCTGGTTTCTAAAAGGAGGAAGGTGAATCGCAATGCCGGCAACAACAGCAAAACGTGGTGATAAATGGCGGGTAGTGGAGCCTGGCGGTGGCTTGGTCAGGAATAATGCCGGCACACCGGTGGACGGCGATGGCCACAATACTGAAGAGGCCGCCAAGGCCCAGGCCCGGGCAATCAATACTCCGAAAGCTAAAACATCGATATCATGAGGAGAAAGAATGAAATTATTAATAGGAAAATTAGTCGGAGTATATAGCCACGCAGGGCCGGAACATAGAGGCATGACGGGAAAGGTGGTCACTGCTGACGGTGGTCATGTATTGGTAGAGAGTAATGGCTGTCTCATTCCAATACCCGTTGAAGGGCTAAGAGAGACAGATTCACCAGAATTCAATAAACTAGTAGCGCAACGCAGGAAGATTGCTGCTGACAGATTGTTAACAAATGATGAAGTGAAGGAACGCCAAAAACAAGGACATCGATAAACATGTATGTACGAATACGAGAGCTCACAACACAGAATGAATTCAAAAAAGTGAATGGTCGCGGCATCCGATTAAATGATAATCATCGGTGGGAAGTGACTGTCAGCTTTGAAACCGAAGAGGAGGCGGTAGATTTCGCGCTGGAACTGGCGGAGAAGCATGAGTAAACAAGTAGGCATATCAGTAGAGGAGTCAGCCGGCCAGGTAATCGTATGCTTCGAGTCTCCTATGGAATGGCTGGAATTCTCCCCGCAGCAGGCCCTTGAGTTTGCCAAGGCAGTAGCCGAGAAGGCATGCAAAGCCGGAGGTATCGACCCACATAAGCCCGGTAGTATTATTCTCCCGGCAAGGTTGAACTCATGAAGAAGGCGCCGGTTAAGAAGAAGCCGGCTGCCAAGAAGAAGCCGGCTAAGAAAGCTATTGAGCCAGGTAGTGCTCCAGTGAAAAATCCAAAATATGAACACTTCTGCCATGAGTATGTAAGCAATGGACGTAATGGAGCCCAGGCATGGCGTAAGGTCAATGGAAAGATAACGGTTAGTGATTACTCACAAGCTTATGATACCCTTAGAAAACCTGAGATTGAAAAGCGCATTAAGTACCTGGAGGCACGGATACTTGAAAGCACAAAAATAGATAGGGAGCGTATTCTGCAAATGCTGACTGATATGGCCTCAGCAGATATAACAGAAGCTTTTGACGAAAATGGAATGCTGAAGCCTTTAGATGAAATCCCGAGAGAGTTGAGAATGATAATCGAAGGGATTGAGACAACGGAAATCAATATCGGAGAAGGGGATGAATCAATTGGGCAAATCCGCAAAATCAAATTCTCAGGGCGACATAAGTCAATTGAGTTGGCCGGCAAGCATGTGAATGTCCAGGCATTTAAAGAGCAAGCTGACATCACCACTGGCGGGAAACCATTCAAGAATGTATGGAATGTTAAGCCGATTACCATATTGAGCGATGATTGAACCAGAAATTCATCAGATCGATTTCAAAATAACAGAGAAGCTCTCCTGGCTTCTTTCCAAACCAAAGCGTATCAAGATTGCGGTCGGCGGCCGCGGCTCCCAAAAGTCCACCGGCGTCGGCGATATCATGCTCATGTTTACCGACATGGGCGAGCGCATCTGCTGCACCCGTGAATTCCAGAATTCCATTGATGACTCCGTACATGAAAACCTGAAAGCTGAGATTGACCGCCTCGGGGTAGAAGGTTTTGCCACGTATGCCAATGAGATACGCAGCTCAAGCGGCGGAGAGATATTCTACAAGGGTCTGGCCAGGAACATTACTTCGCTCAAGTCCCTCCATGGGGTCAGACGGCTCTGGATTGAGGAGGGCGAGTCTGTCAGTAATAAGAGTCTGAAAATCCTCACACCATCAATCAGGTCCAGTGCTGCAGCGAATGAAGAGCACGAAGACCCGCCTGAGATATGGATCACTATGAACAGGGGTTCATCCCAGGACGCCATCGCCAAAAAGTACCTGAAAAGGGCTGAGGCATCGCTCAAGCGCACCGGTTATTACGAAGATGACCTGGTTATGATCGTGCAGGTCAACTGGCGTGACAATCCCTGGTTCCCTCCTGAGCTGGAGCAGGAGCGCCAGGATGACTATCGTAATCTGTCCAGGGCGGAATATGACCATATCTGGGAGGGTGATTACGATGACTCTGTTGATAGGGCCATCATACAGCCGGAATGGTTCGATGCCTGTGTTGACGCGCACGTGAAGCTCGGTATCAAGCCCAGGGGCGCGAAAGTGCTGGCTCATGATCCTTCTGATGAAGGCAAAGACAGTAAAGGCCTGGCTTTCCGGCATGGCGTTATCGTCTCCTTTGCCGATGATAAGGACCATGGGAACGTCAATGACGGTATGGACTGGGCCCTGGATAAGTGCGAAGAGCTCAGTCCAGACGTATTTGTGTGGGATGCCGGCGGTATGGGGCTGGGTTTACTCCGCCAAGTAAGCGAAGCCCTGGATGAGACAAAGACAGATTATGTCATGTTCGACGGCGCCGCTTCTCCTGAAGACCCTGACAAGCCTTATGATGGGATATTCCACAAGGAAAACAAGCAGAATCAGGATGTATTCAGGAATAGGCGAGCCCAATATTACATCAGGGTCAGAGATAGAGTCTGGAAAACGTACCAAGTGATCACTGGACAAGGCTATTATCCCAAAGAGGAACTTATCAGTTTTTCGTCCACTATTGACAAAATAGATGTCTTGAGAGCAGAATTGTGTAAAGTTCCCACAAAACCAAATCCTGCCGGGATGATTCAGATATTGTCTAAGCCGGAGATGGCCAGATTGGAGATCCCTTCACCGAACATGGGTGATTCCGTGATGATGCTTATGGTAAACCCTGAATCGAAAGCAGACGACAACTGGCAACCGCCGAAAGTTCACAGGCAAGGGCGGTCAGCTTCGCAATATGAAAAGCGCAGGAGACATTGATATGGGCGATATAGTCAAAGGTTTAGGCAGGGCTGTTACTTCAATATTCGGGATGGAAGGACCGCCGGCTCCAGAAGAAAAAGCAGTGGCTCCCACACCTGATGATAAAGCAATGAGGCGAGCACGTGAAAAAAGAGCTATGCG